AAAAGATGTATAATATTAGTTTAATTTAAAATACTAGTATATTATATAGTATATTAAATATATATATATTATATTATAGAATTGCTAGCCAATTTGTCTACCTAGGCTAGCCAGTATGGCCATCAGTTAATATCTCTGTTAATTTCTTTTGTTGATAACTTTATGTACTAAGGTCCATGAATATATATCTTAGCACCAATGAATATGATTGGGCAACGAATAGCGGTTAAAGTTTCTAAAAAATACAACGATGAAGTTGAGTTTTCTGGAGGTGAAAAACTGTACTTAGATGTGTCATTTCAACCAGAGCATCATGTAACAATTTGCGGAGAGGTCGTGGCTCTTCCAAGAGGTGAGTGGTGTAAAAGCACTAGAGGAGACTTTATCAAACAGGAAATGCAAATAGGCGATATGGCTTATTTTAATTATTTGACTGTAAGCAAAGACAATCTTATAACTGGAGAAGATGACGTTTATTTAGCCAATTTGGAAGAATGCTTCTGCTTTGTAAGGGGAGGCTCTTTAACTGCCATTTCTAATCATGTTCTTATAGAACCTCACATGGATGAGGAAAAAATTGGATCTATTATCATGGGACCTCCCAAGCGTAGCGAAGAAAAAGGTTACGTAGGGCACATCGGTACACCATTGAAAGGCAAAGAAGAACTTGGTTTAAGCAAAGGAGATACGGTAAGATTTCATGAACGGAATTCTTTTCTCAATAAAATCGAGGGTGTTGAATATTATGTAATGACACAAGACGATATCTTAGGGAAGGAACTTAATGGAGGAAATTTATAGCATACCAGGGTGTATATTCGAGCACGCTAAATTATACGTTGACACAAGGGTCATGGCAAATCGTGACCACTACAAAAAACTTTATTGGAAATCTAGGAGTTATAAGTACATGCACCCTATTTTGTTTGATGACCCGGTAGACAATGAGTTCTACACCGACTTCAAAGGAATACTAGGTGAACTTTTAGTAAGGCATCATTTTGACTTAAAAGGTGTTAATTATACAACCTCTGCATTTGTAAAAGAAAAAGGTGTAAGTGATCCAGATTTAATTGTTGATGGTAAAAAGATAGATGTTAAGGGTTGTGAAAGATCTTTAAAGGTCAACATGTTTACTATTGATAAATTGGATGTGGACTTCGTCATGTTTGTCTTGTTTCTATCTGACCAAAGATATTTATTATTGGATTTCACAAAAGATAAAATCAAGAAGTGGAACGTAGTTACTATCAATGACAGAAATAAGTATTATGAATTTAAAATTGATAAGCGACAGTATAGATATGTCACCCCCGATGAACCAAAAACAATAGAAAATGCCGACAATTAATAGAGGAGAAGTTCTACAAAGGATTTTAGATAACTACGAAGGATGGGGTGATGAAAAGATAATGACTGCTGATGGTTTTGATCATGCGGTAATAGGTATTGAGTTGCCATCAATGAGGTTGATATATTCAGTGATGAAGTGTTTAAGTATCCTAATGGAGGATATGTGGGGGAGTTAACCCCAATTTGGTGTTGGGACAATTAATTACCCCCAAATAAAAATTTCGAAAATGAGTAGACTAAAAAGAAAGCCGGGAGAAACATTACAAGAGTGGGTTAATAGAGTTAGTAAAAAGAAACCCATGAGATTTGAAGTAAACGACACTAACATAATTACTTTATCAATTATAGTGTTTGCTTTATTCTGCGTGTTAATAATAGAAATATTCACATAATGAAAAATCACACTAAAGTATACCATGAAGCCTTTTGTATTGATCCAGGAGAATGGATAGGATGCGAAGTGTGTGACAGGACTGCTGTAGATATTCATCATATACACCCAAGAGGAATGGGCGGGTCTAAAGAAAAGGATACCCCCGAAAATTTGCAAGCGTTGTGTAGGGAGTGTCACAGTTACTTTGGTGACAAGAAACAATTTACACGAATGCTAAAAACTATGCACCATGAAAGACTCAAAAACATCTTTAAAACCTGGAACTCAGACTAAAATGCCTGTACCACAAATGTCTAAAGAAGACATAAAAAATAAGATACTAAAACTAAAGTTAGAGCATCCATACCATCCTAGTATCCCAGGATTACAAGTTTTATTGGATAATTTATAATTTACTCACTGCACGCTCAATCTTATCGATCACAGTAATTTTCACACCATAAAGTTCAGGTGCATTGGAAGTTTCTAAAGCAGCCAAAACATCTAATAATACCTCTAATTTTCTTATTAATAAAACATCTTCTGCTTGTTTGTCTGATATAGAGATCATGTGTTCTGACATATTATTGCTTTTTAGTATTTAGATTTTGGTTTTGTAGTCTTTGGTTTAACTTTAACTTTTTTGATTTTTGCGTATGTCATTATCTTAAGCGGTTCTAGTGTTATTCTTTTTAAGTCTACTTTTCTCTTTTCTACTTTTGTTTATTTTTGATGGTTCAAAGCCAACTATTTTACCATTTACATGGGAAGCATCTAAACCATCGCCATTACCATAAGTACCTTTATCTCTATTGTACTTTTTTAGTATGGTCCTGTATTTTATCATCGCAGGGGATGACTGAAACTTTTTGTACTCGTCTTTATAGTCCCTTTTGGCTGACATGCTTATTTTTTCTTTTTGATCTTTTTTTCTGTTGATGCTAAAAGTTCTTTTGCAACTGCATCATAACCATCTTCACCTCGTTTGTAGACTATTCCATTTTTTGTTATTTCATCACTTGTTCCACCTTCATATGCTTGCCCAACAGCACCTTGTAAAGAAGTAGTAGTTGGTTTATCTAATTCAGTTAAACCTTTACCTACAAAACTTTTTCCAGATTCTTTAACTACTGGAGTTTCTTTAACAAAACTTTTTCCAGATTCTTTAACAACAGGTTTTTTAATCTTATTAATTACTGGTGTAACTTTTTCAGCAACATCCTCAGCAGCATCAACAACAGCATCTTTAGTCTTTGATAGTACTTCTTTACCTTTTTTAAGAATCTTTGAAATTCCTGAAGGACCTTTATTTTCTTTATATTTCTTTTTAATTATTTTTTGCTCAATCTTTCTTTCAAGATTCATAGCCCTACCTTCTTTACCCATTGCTCGTAGGTATGCTATTTTTTCTCTTGCTTTTTTTAATTCTTCTTCGTCCATAATATTATAATAGTGAGTTTATTTTATTTCTTATTCTTTTTTCTGAATCTTTAGGTAGTTTCATGTTGATACCACTTTCTAATCTTAAAACTTCTTTGCCATTTTTAAAAACAATAATTGTAGGTAGGTACTTAACATTTTCTTTATTAAATATATTTTTATCATTTTCTATTTTAAAATTATAGAAGTGGTTGGCTTTAAAATTTCTTAAATTTATATTTGATGAGGAAGAAAAACTTGAAGAGAATTGACAAATACTTATATTGTTCTTGTATTCTTGACTAAAACCTTCAAGACCAATTGATAACAATAATATAAGTATTAAATTTTTCATTTTCTCGTTGTTAGTTCATATAGACGAGCATCCATTTTTTCTAGATGTTTTTTAATTTCATTAATGTCACCTTTAATGTTATTTACATCAGATTGCACTCCTTCAACTGTTGATCTAATTAATTCATCTTTGTATGAAAACTCTATTTTTGACACCTCTGGAATTGGTGAGATCATAGCCTTTTGTATGTCAGCCTGTAATGAAAACCACATAGTTACCAAACTAATAGTGAATGAGACAATAATTCCAATTGTTTTAAGATCTAACATAACCTTAGTTTTTTCACTTATATCGTGAGCCATTTATATTTTTTTTATGGACCTGCTATTATTTAAAGGTCACTTTGATTCTACTTAAAAATTTGATATAACCATCTGTCGATGAAAGAATACTGTTTAAACCAACAAGCAGTAAATATAATAGTTGGAAGTGTTTATAGACTAAAAATTCTGTACTCAGATTAGGGTAATCAAAGCGAGTGGTAAAATTTTACAATCACCTC